TAGAATACCTGAAGTTACCTTTGCCTGTAAGGTAGACGGTGTACTCATCGGGAAGACTGAACAATGTAGTTTTATCCAGTATATCTCCCATAAGCTCATCTACCTTACTCTTAGCATCTTCAGGAAAGTCTTTCTCAGTAACATGCGCTGCACGATAAGCTACAATGTCACCATCAATTAAAACCTTCCCATCTATCATCAGAAGCTCCCAAAGACCATCTTACCATCGTCTTTCTCAAAGGCTACATCTGTAACGTAACACCACCCACCTGCCTTAGTTGCGTCAGTATATACATTAGATAAAGCCCAGAGATCGTCTATGTTGTGACGCTCAATAACAGTCTTACCCACAAACCCATCGTCTTCATTGTCACTTTCAAAGATGATTGTTACCTTCGTCATTTGACTACCCCACCATAAACATTTTATCGTCTTCAGTTGGCTCTCCTGAAGTATAGGGTACATGCTCAGTAATACCCACATTAAGAAGACGTACACCAGCACCATTAGAGTAAGTCTCAAATTGAACCTTAGCTTTAGTGCCGTTACCTAGAGGTCCATCTTCCTCAAAGCTCCATAGTGTCTTCTTGTCCATACCATTCGTAAGATTGACAATGTTTGGTGCTCCACCGTAGTCCTTCTCAAAGGGCTTACCGTAGCGGTCAGTAAAGTTCTTAACGTCTTTAACCATACGCTTGAGCTTCATGTACTTACCAATACCATACTGAGCATCTCCATCTATAATACGGGGACTGTTCATTGGCTCTGGATCTAACCCATCCTCCAAGAGTTGGCTGATCTGATCTGGGTCTGTGAAGTAGCCTTGTACAATATACTGACCGCCTTTATCAGCAATACTCTTGGCCACACGGTTACCTTTAGGGTCTCCGTAATCAGCGTTCTCAGGGAAGACTTTAGCGTATTGTAGTACCATATCCATTGTGTATTTAGCCATGTGTCGAGTTCCTTTTCGTTAGGGCTGTATTATATATTAGGCACCCAAAAGAATAAAATATAAGTGCCTCTGAGTATTTTTTTTACACTTTAGTGTATCTCTGCATAAGTGTTGCCAAATTGCACATCTGTACCTAAGGGTACGTTCAAACTTAGCTCTTTATTAAGCTGAGATACTGCCTTTTCCATCTTATCTTTTACAACTGTTTCTCCCCCTTCTTCTACTAAGGCAATAACCTCGTCGTGAAATTGTCCAATAGTCTTAATGCCTTGCTTCCTACAGGCAGCTACCCAACTATCAAAGCAGAAAACACCCGTGCCTTGGTTTAGAGTAGAGAACCTGTCCTTTTCATTACGGAGGCTATACCAGAAGTTAGATACTGGGTTCCATAGCCAGAAACCATCTAGGCATTCCTTGACCTTAGCACTCTCTGCAACCTTCTGTACTGACCAGTTACGTGACCAGAAGGCATCTTTGAGTGATCTAGCCTCACGTAAACTCATACCTGTCTCACGGGCCAGCTTATCGGCTCCTATGCCATATGTAGCACTGTAGTTCACTACCTTGTAGTTCTTACGCAGGGCTTTTAGACTACGCTCGCCTGAGTTATGTTTGTCGATGTCATCTTGTGTGATAACACCAGCGTGTTTAGCTAAGTCTAAGTGTGGATCAAAGCCATCTCTACTCATTTCAGCTACATAATCAGGATCTAATGGTTTCATGTAGTGACGCTTGGTTGTATCCTCTAGGCTAGTCATGTCAGCCCCGCATAAAGTGTACCCATCAGGTGCAGTCAGACACCCACGGATCTCAGCACCATAGGGCTTTTCCACTGAGGGTAGGTTGACTAACGGTCTTGCATGACGGAAGCGCAGTGTGTTGGTAAATCCTGCGATTGTTGCTTGCACGTATCCATCACGCTCTGCATCAACCATGCCTTTAAGAACAGAAATACGATGGCTGAGAACAGAAAGCCCGTCAAGAAGGTGTATAGCTTTGTCATAAGGTGCCAATCGTAAGACTGAGGGGCATAGTTCTGCATCCTTGCGGATTTGCGGAATACTTCTTTCATTCTTGCCATCCTTATCCTTAACATATTTGTGAGTAGCTGGCTCCCACCCTAATTTATATAGCCAGGATTTTACCTGATCAGGAGAGTTAGGATTAGCCCTCTCAACTTTATGCAGCACTTGCATCTTTGTTGTAGTCACCGGAACTTTATATTGCCTACAAAGAGTCACCCAATTCTCACCAGCTACAGATAGCTCCCCATTCTTCTTTTCCATTGCTAGGGGTCTGTTTGCCATCTTGTACCTTTTTACTTCTGGCATAGCATCAGCTAACTGCTCAATCTTCTCAGCCTTCAGAGTCTCCCATACCTCTAAGTGTGTACGAGCTTTAGTCACGTCCAATTTCCACTGAAGGGCCTCTTGCTCCGCTGCACACTCCATCTTAAAGGTTAAGTAGTCTATAAGACGAGCCTTGTTGTACTCATCATCATACAGCTTGTTTAGTTTCTTATCTAAAGTCTTCCACAACCTTGAGTTGATCTTAACATCCTCTTCACAACGGTGAGCGTACTGTTGTGGTGTTAGACTTTGCCAGTCAGTAATCTTAGGCTTAGGTATCCCGTAGTCTTCGCCATAGCTCTCTAGTCCGTGCTTGCCACGGTTGTGATCTACATACCAAGCTACAGCTAGGGTATCTATGAGACGAGCCTTAACTTTTATACCTAACACTTTTTCCACTGCGGGGATGTCAAACCTAACAATGCTATGTCCTATAAGTGTATCAACCTTAAATACCTCACGCATCTCATCGTAGTCATGTGTTGAGTTTACTGTCTTACCTAAGTCATCTGACCAAGATACTACGTGGATCTTTGTGCTGTTGAAGCCATCTGTTTCTATATCAAATATTCTCATTATATTCCTCTCATTAATTCTGGTGTCTCAAGCATCATATCTAGCTGCGGGTGATCTAACTCCTCAAACTCTATATCACAGAAGTTACCACAGTCAGGCATGACTATTTTTTGTTTGTGTCCCTTTTGAGGGTCAAGCTCATCTAAGAAAACCCCTCTTAAACAAGAGTTGCCTACCTCCCTTTCAACCTTTGCCATCCTATCGAAGTGTTCGGGAAAGTCCACTCTGATCTTATTCCAGTACCCTGCACCGCCTTTAACACAACCAATGCAGTTATTATTTTTGTAACCTAACGTGTACATAGTTGGAACTTCTATATTAGCCTCCTGTAAGAAGTACAGACACTCAGGCTTAGTCATCTTCTTTTCTATCAGTGGAAAGAAAGGTTTAGCATCTGGATACTGCTCCTTGAAGCGTATAGCCCTGTTGACCTCTTTCTTACTGTACTCAAAGCCAAAGATCTGACCCCTGTAATCAAGCTCCCTCTCTAACCTCTGGCGAACACGTTTCTTTAGGACAAGAGTACACCTAGCCCCAGCTGGACCATTAACATACTTATCTTTACTTATGACATCAAACTGATCCTTGTACTTCTCTGGTGCACGTTCAGTGATTATCTCACAACCATACCACTCTTCACACTGCTCTTTAAACCTAGCGTTGTCACTATGTGCAGAGTCAATGCCAAAATAGATAGGCTTAACCTCGTCACCAAACTCTTGGATAGCAAGCTTAGTTGCGACTGCACTTGTAACACCTGCGCTCCACCAAGATATTATCATTAAAGTACCTCTCTTAACATAAACGTATCAGTGCTGAATCTCAGCTTACCGGCCTTGCCTTCGATGGAACAGGGTCGGTTTTTTTGTACCGTAATTGTTGTAGTGTTTCTTTCCTCTAGTGTGTCAGCTTCCTTGTCTCGCTCTAAGTCCAAAACTACAGAAGCTCTCTGACCAATCATCTTGCAATACTTAGGATCTCCGTACTCATTGGTGTGAGCGATAGTTACAATACCTACGTTAAGGTCTGCTGCAAGCTTAGATAGTCTAACCGATAGATCAGCAAGCTGTTGTTCCTTACTCTCCTCTGAATGTCCAGTAACTACATCCTGTATCGGCTCAAAGAATATGAACTTACACCCGCAAGCCTGACTAAAGAAACGTATCTGATCACATAAGTCATCAGCGCCTTGGTTCTCCTCAAGGTAGAATTGATACAGTAGCTCATCTTTAGTTAGGGTCTCAATAGCTTTGATAACCTCTTCCTCTGAGTCAGCTTCTTCAATAAGATCCCTACGTGTAAGGTTGTCCTTGGCTTCATAAGACACAAGCCCAAGCAAAGAACGTAACTTAGTTTCTTCTAGGTGCCACGTAGCAATAGGAACCTTACGCTTAAGCATGTTGTACTCTAAGTATCGCATCACCTCTGTCTTACCTATACCTGTAGGTGCCTTGATAACTGTGAAGTGACCTTGCATAAGACCTAAGATCTTCTCATCTAAGGCCTCAATACCTGTGGGCACGTACTGGTGTTCTGGCGTATCTCGATACAAGTTAAGGAACTGCTCAGTAGTATTGAAGATATTGTCAGGTACATACTTAGAAGAGTTAAACCAAGCGTTCTTAAACTCAGATGCTGCACCAGCAGTCAAGAAGTCATTGGCGTCCTTATACTTATTGTGAGAAACACGGTACACTTTGTTAGGAAACATCTTAGAGATCTTTGCAGCAATACCGTTGCCAGCCTCATCGTTGTCTACAGATAAGATAATCTTCTGGAAGCTATCTAGGTAAGGCTTACACTTCTCCCAAAGTGCCTTGGAAGGGGTAGCTGATGGCAGAGAGACTACAGGATTAAGGTAGGTATCCCTAGAGCTTAACATCTGGTAAGCAGACATAGCATCTACCTCACCCTCTGTTATCGTTAAGATGTTAGAGCAACCAGCAGTAAAGAAGTTCATACCGAATAACTCATCAGTCTTGAACCCCTTGCTTGCATAGAAATCCTTCTCCTTAAGATTCCTGGTTTTTATTCCCCCGCTGGGGTACACGTAGTTTTGAGTACCATTAGGGTATGTGAGGACATCATACTGCTCCATAGTGCGCTCTGATATACCTCGCATAGCTGTATAACTACCACCATCCTGAGCCTCTCTTAAGCTCTCTGATGTCGTATTTCCACTGACGGGGTATTTGTCCTTAGCCCAGTCAAACATTTGTTTCCTAGAAGGATAACTACTCCCACAAGCGAAGCATTTACCAAAGCCTCTAGTGTTATAGTTAAAAGCATCTGATGAACCACAGTCCACATAGGGACACGGTTGATCTCTCACATTATCATGTACATCTGTATTCATACTAACTCCTTATTATTACTACCATACCTACAACAACCGGCCTTAACGAAAGGGGGACATAATACTATAGGCACCCATATTTCCTTTTTATAAGTTGCGTAATTACACTTATATTACCTGTTGCAATTTAGTCACAATAGACCTTAGCTTAGAGAAGATCTTAGTTTCCCTAAGTACAATAGCTGGCTGACTTATACCAAAGAAGTCGCCCATATCTACTTGAGTCATATTCTCAACAAATTTCATATGTAACAGCAGCCTCTCGTCTTCACCTAGCTGCAACTCTATCTGCGTATTCAACTTATTATAGAAGTCCGTTTCCTCGTAGTTCTCCTCGACCGTCTCGTTAAATAAAGACGCTGTATCAAAAGGTATGATCTCAGAGCTAAGGATGTTTCTTAGGTAGTTAATACCGTCCTCGCTCCAATTAGTATCACCAAATTCATCTGCGTCTATATCCCTACTGAGCCTACGTGACACATCAGAGGCAGGGATAGCGACTGGAAAAACATCTAAGTTAAGGTAGTCGTGCATCCTACGATTAGCCTCACGATATAATTTCGCTGGATGGGGTTTAGGGTCTTCAGCTAGGATCTCGTAGCATTGTAATACACCCTCGCCTACAAGGTCATCGTAGTGATTAGGGTTTTTATATCTACGGGCCAAGCCCTCACACATCATCATAATTGTTTCTGGTCTCATTTCTTATCTTTCCACCACTTCATGGTATCTCTAATTGCTATATATAAACCTAACATAATTCCTACGGGCAGTGCTGCAAGTGCAGATAGGACAACACCCATAGTTATTATGTAAGGGATTAACTCACCCGTTTCCATCGGGGCGTCTCTTAGGTTTGATAGAGGCTGATATAACCTCAGTCTTTAGGCATTGACCTATGGCATTCCTATCTAGGGCATACACAGGCTCGTAATAGGCTGGTAGGGCGTCTCCACAGGCCCTATAGCTAGGGAAGATGACTTTAGCTTGCAGGTAGTCACCATTCAGTGTGTAGCTCAACACAAGGACAGTATAGAACAACATTATAGATACTCCACTACTACACCAGTATTCCACTTCTTAGCCTCTCTCTCAGCATCCTTACGGCTACTAAAGATCCATACCTCAGTGTCATACGTCCAAGGGTTCTCCTTCCTCACGAAGGTATATTCTCCCTTCTCAACCTCTATTTGAACTGCATATCTACCCATCTTGCTCTTTCTCCCCCTCTAAGCCAGCCTTGATTAAGGCTATAAACCCTGCGTTAAAGATGGCTGCGAATGTCTCAGGGTCACATTCTACTTGCAGTGTAGCACTACCATCTTCATGCTCTTCTATCTCTGTTATTTTTACTATGTCATTCTTCATGGTTTATTCTCCTACTGTATCTACGGAATCTTTTATTGTAAGCCCTCTTGATCTTCTTTACCTGTCCACTTCTCCAACGTAGGAACTTACGTGATTTACTTAGGGCATCATACTCATCACCACCCTTCATTGGTATACGTTTATTCATCTGTTATTCCTACGCAGGGTAGCAAGATAGTCTGCTTACAGTAACGTGGGAACTCGTCATACGTCATAGCAATCAATATAGGTAAACCTGCTATTATAAATGCTACTATAGCTGATGCCTTGATTGCACCATTGATATTACCTCTCATCAGCCGTTCTCCCTTAATGCTCTCCACGACACAGGAAACAATTTTACCATGCTACAATCAATTTCCCACGCTACCTCTGCTGTCTCAGCTTGTGTGTCAGGCGCACAGCGAAGCTTACACATATCAGCAAACGCATCCAAGCTACCTGACCAGTACCACTCAGTCATCATACTCTGTGGCAGTACCATACGTGCTTGCTCAGGGCATACACCTTGACATATTAATTCGTGATACGTGGTTCTTGCAACATACTTGTAGTCAATCCAATCTATCTCTCCATAGTTTTCACCCGCTATAATTTTTGTCATTACATTCTCAAGCGTACCTTCAGAACCTTGCTTCTTATCATCACTACGACCACGCCATTCTGTTGGCTGATAGAACTCAGGCTCATGGTCTACATACCTACGACTTATCT